TGGCGGTATTTCCATTGGAGGAAAGAGGGAAGAGGCCAAAAACCAGGAATGGGTTTAAGGATGCTACAACGGATGCTGCGCAAGTCAAAGCGTGGTGGCAGCAATGGCCAAATGCCAATATAGGCATTGCCACAGGTAAGCGCAGTGGAGGAATCGTTGTGATCGATCTTGATATTGACGAGGATAAGGGGATAGATGGATACCACACCTTGGAAGATTGGCAAAGAGAAAATGGATATTTCCCTGACACCTGGACGGCGATTACCGGGAGAGGCGGATATCATTTGTACTTCCGAAGTGATGCAGAAGTTCGGAACCGGGCTGGTATTATAGACGGCGTAGACGTGAGAGGAGAGGGCGGCTATGTAGTTGCCCCTCCATCTATACACAGCAATGGGAATCGCTATGAATGGGAGTATGACCCAGAAGAATACGATCTATCTGAAGCTAACAACAATGTTAGATATTTTTTAGAGACAGGGATCAATTCCAATGGAGAAAGATTCTCGATGCCAGATATCGTCAATCATGGAGAGAGAAATGATTTAATTTTTCGCTTTGCCTGCATGATGCAGTCCAAGGGAGCTTCTGACAGTGCCGTGTTTGTGGCAACAATGGCTGAAAATGAAAGCAAATGCAATCCGCCATTGAGTGAAAAAGAAGTACGTACTTTAGTGAATAGCGCCCTACGATATGAAAAGGGAAAGCCAATACATATTGATGATGATGGAGTAGCGACGCAAGGATGGAGGCAACCTGTATTTGTAACGACAGACAAGGGATACATCAAAAAAACAATAGAGAATACCTGTGAAGCCATAGAATATGACGAGAAACTCTGGGGGCATATCAAATATAATGAGCTATCATACTCTCCGTTTGTATGTGGATCACTTCCATGGGAGCACCAAAAAATGTATCGTGAATGGACAAACTCTGATGATAGCAACCTCAAGTCGTACATAGAGGCTAAATATGGGCTGTGCAGCATGGAAAAGACCATGGAGGCTCTAAATATTGTCGTGAATCGTAATAAATTCAATCCAGTAAAGGATATGCTGGAAGATATTTACGAGCATAAATGGGATAAGGAGCATGGTCATATTCGAAGGCTTCTCCCAGATTATTTAGGTGCGGAGGACAGTAAATATAATTACGAATGTATGAAATTGTTTATGCTTGGGGCGATCAGCAGAGCGTTTTACCCTGGATGTAAGTTTGACTATATGCCTGTATTTGTCGGTAAGCAGGGAATTGGAAAGAGTACGTTTTTGCGATTACTGGCCATGAACAATGCCTGGTACAATGACAATTTTAACACCATCGAGGGTGATAAGGCTCCAGAAAAGCTGCGTGGAATGTGGATGGTTGAGCTTGCGGAACTGCTTGCCACTAAAAAAGCAAAAGAGGTGGAGAGTATTAAAGCGTTTTTAACATCTACAGTGGATACGTATCGCCCACCTTACGGGAGGCGGACGGAGCAAAGGCCAAGGGTGTGTGTGTTTGCAGGAACAACAAACAATGACCATTTTTTGACCGACCGGACCGGAAACAGAAGATTTCTCCCAATTGTAACGCGCAAGGAATTTGTTAAAAAATCCATGTTTAACAATCCAAGTGAGGTGCAAGAGGACTTTGAAAATGCCTGGGGTGAAGCTATGGACATATTTAAGAAAGCGGACGAACATCCATCTTTGGTCTTGCCTGATGATTTGCAGCAATTCGTAGAAGATAAGCAATCAGAATATATGGAAGAGGATGTTCGAATAGGAATTATCCAAGAGTGGCTTGATAATACGGAGGAAGATAAAGTATGCGTAGCGATGATTTACGAAAAAGCACTTGGATATGAAGGTAAAAAGCCAGCAAGATATGAATCTAACGAACTACATAATATTATGACAAACTCCATCAAAGGATGGGAAAGGTTGCGTACATCCAGTGGTGGAAGAAGCAGATGTGGAGAGTATGGTACACAGATTTGTTATGTAAAGAAGGAAGAAGGATTCGTTAAACTTCCAGAAGATTCAGAGGTTATATTCGATTGACGAGGTAATATCTGAAAATATTGTTACTATCTCATTTTTCGTAACATAAAGTAACCATAGATAGTAACGCCCTCAAACCCTTATAAATACTGGATTTTTTACTACTATGGTTACTAGGTTACTAAAAAATAGTATATAAGTATAAAACAATATATATATAAAAGGGTAAATATAGGGAAGTAATGTAACCAACGTAACAAGTAATCACCAGGGGAGAAGAGATGAAAATATTAAAAGAAGATCAAATAAAAGAGTCAAGGGTCATGACGGGGATATGAAACATTATCAAAAAATATTATGAACCTGAAAATAGTGATGAGTATTGGGAAGGTTTAGTGAATGATCTCCATGATCTGTATGATAGGGAAGGTGGCGAGTTATGTAAACTCATATGCGTTGCAGTAACACGGTTCTTAGAGGAAAAAGCGAGGAGGGGTTCTATGTGAGCAGCAAACTGAAAAGAAAATCAAAAGAAGCGAAATTCCGTCCGCCGTACTCCAATGTGGCTGCGCAGTATTTTGGTAGGGAACTAGCAGCTACACGACAACAACTAGAAGAGCTTGAGAAGAAAAGCTTTAGTGAAGGGTTTGAAGCGGGATTTAGGGATGCTCAGAATTGGTCGAATGCTTGCAACGGTATCTGTTTTATCTTAGCTCTTAACAAGCTATATAGTTTCGGACACGATCGACTGGACAAAGTATTTTCGCTTGCTAATCAATATATGTGCGATTACAACGATGGCAAAAAGACCATGACAGAAATGTGCGAGAGAGCGGAAAAGGTGTCCAAAATGAAAATGGATGATCGATATAAAAAATTAATGAAGATATACGGGCCTTAAGGAGAGTGAAAAATGATAGAAATTGAGAATATGATTGATGAACGGCAGCAGAAGCTTCGCCAGATCGCAGACCACTACCAGGAAAAGCAGCTTTGGAAGCTGGCAGAGGAGTGCGGCGAGCTGGTTCAGGCATTGAGCAAGTATGCATTGACAGGAGACAAGCGTCCAGTGATCGAAGAGATCGCGGACGTAAAGAATGTGGCTCCGCAGGTGGAATATTTGCTAGGGATTGAGGATGATGTGGAGCCGATGATGGAGTATAAGCTTGACCGGACGATCAAAGAAGCAGAAGAGCAGCAGAAGCATGGAATAAACGAGCAGGAGAGGACGGTGTAGAAAAATGATAAAGCGAAACGGTTATATGGTATTCACAGCAGACGATGAAGAACCCGATTGCGGTAGGTGCGATAATTGCGATTCAGATAGTGAGTATTATTGTGTTCATTCATGTGGTCCTGAACATGGCTGGAATGGATATGAGAGAACAGAAAAGGACGGTGCAGAAGAATGACAGAGAAAGAAGCGATACAGCAATTAGAATTTGACCGAGAGATGATACTTTTTGACCCAACAACAGGTGAAAACATGACTCTTGAAGTTGTAAAGGCATTGAACAAAGATAATTACTTCACCTATCTTGCAGACGGAATAGCAATCTTGGCACTCAAAGAAATCCAGCAGTACCGGGAGATCGGAACCGTGGAAGAGTGCCGGGAGGCGAGAGAGCGTCAGAATCCGGAAAAAGTAATAGATATATGTGGAGCATTGGGTGAAAAATATGGGTGTCCTGAGTGTGGTAGTAGTTTGGACGATACAGATTTATTCGCAGGAAATTGTAAATGGTGTGGGCAGAAACTTTGCAAATGAGAGATTAGAATGAGGAAGAAAGAAAAGGTAATGTGAATGAGCAGAGAAATTTTATTTAAGGCAAAGCGCAAGAACTGGCGTGAGTTGCCGAAAGAGGGAAATGCGATAGACAACACAGAGATATTACAGGAGGTGTGAGATGGGAGAAATCAGATTGGAGCCTTGCCCGATATGTGGGAAAGAAGTTTTTTCAGAATTTAAGCATATAGGGAGAAATTGTTTAACAGAAATATATGACCTCAGAGTTAGGTGCAATAACTCGAAATGTGGCTTAGAAAAACATCACAAAATTGAATTGGACAATGAATCATTCGATAGCCTTTTGAAAGAAATAAAACTTGCAGTTGATGGGTGGAACCGCCGGGCAGGACAGGAGGGTGAACAGAATGAGTAGTACGAAAGCAAGAATCTATGATGACTGTCTGGAACACGAAAGCGCTATATGGGAATATGTAGAGCAGTTGGGAGATCAGAGAATTAAGAATTATGAGACTGGGAAAATTGAAGACCTAGATTTGATAATTCCAATTTTGAACAGCATTGCGAATGAGATTGAAAGATACAGGGAGTATATACGGGAGGTCAAGAATGAGTGATGATTTAATCAGCCGGAAAGCGGTTATAGCTGCTGTAGACAGGCACACAAGAGAAGACGGCACTCTTGATGATGATATTTCTGTGATTTTAGAAGAAGTCGAGACAGCTTTTGACAAGGAAAAGGTAATTGAGGAAATAAAGTCATGGGAGAAAGCGTCACATGACGCAGGAATACAAAGCAACTATGCCGGATTAGACAATAAGGCAAGCGGATATTATCAAGAATCACTGGCATATCACAGATCCGTTGAGATCGTCAAGAAAGGCGGGATTGAATGAGCAAAGGAATTATTGTGGTGGATATGCCGGAAAGATGCAACCAATGTAAATTTTGGTTTGCAAAAGCAACCGTACCAATAGAATACAGGTGTATGGGATTGCAAAAAGAAATAACGGAGAAGAATCTTACTGAAGAAAAACCAGATTGGTGCCCGATAAAAGAAGCGCCAATAAAATTAGAATAACTAAGATCGCCGCACAGTATGGTAGATTTTCAGCGAAAAGGATTTGTGAGAGGCTGGAACGCCAGTATTGATGAAATTTTAGGGAAGGAGTAGTCAAATGAGTGTACGTGATACATACTTAAAAGATTACGGACTATCAGAAGAGGATGTGAGAAAGATTATTGCGTATTGCCGCAAAGCAAAAGGCTATGAACAGCGCTTGCTATTAGAGGCAGCGCAGAACACATACCCTGAGATCGCGCCGTATCTCTTCCTGAACCTGACTACCGGTCTTGGTTACGATCGAATGGGTAACATTCCAATGCAGCGTAAGGATTTCCAGGGATACCGCCGGAAGACGATAGAGACGTATAACAGGTATATGATATTGACTGGGAAATGCATGATATAAAAAAAGGCTCCTTAATTGGAGCCTCCTTACATTTTTCCGTTCAATAACGGACAGTTCTCTTTTGTACATTCATTGTTACTACCTGTACATTTTAATCTTCCAGGTATAAAGGATTTCTTTCCTAAATCCGAGGAAACAATCATATCTCTTATGGCAGTAACTTTTATCTTTCGTGTGGGGCAAGTGAATGTTTGCATTTAATCACCTCACAATTAAAAATACTACTTGCATATTTATTATATCATTATACTAAATGAATGTAAATAATAAAATATGGGTACAACGAAACCACCCCACATGCGGTAAAATATAATTAAGAATACTGTGTGTGGGGTGATTTTTTGAATCTGAATAGTATCATGCGAAGGCTACAACGTGCAATTTTGCAGAAGAATCTGGTTATTAAGATAGGCACAACGCAATTTTACAGCGCAGAGCAGAAACGCATGATAACTATATATATCCTCAGTACACGGGTATTGCAGAAGAATCAGCGTGACGAATGGAAAGAAAAGGACTATGAGATACTGCGGAGTGCGTCGCAGATAGAGATTGTGAATTGTTTAAATGATATATGGCAGGCGGTGAGAGAATGAAACAGATAGAATTGAACATAAGAGACAGTAATATAACAAAACTTGGATTTATAAAATGCACAGATTGCGAAGAGCAGGTTATTTGTCCTCATGCATTTTGCCGGGAAGGCTGCCGAACTGCGGAAACATTAAAAGAAATTCACTGGGAAAAAAGGACGGTGGGTAAATGAATCTCACACCAAAGCAGAAAGCCTTTGCGGATGAATACCTGATATGCGGAAACGCGACTGAGGCGGCGAGGAAAGCAGGATATAAGCAACCACATGTTCAAGGTAGCCAGAACTTAGAAAAACTTAGCGTTTCGGCATATATAGCAGAACGCCAGAAACAGATTGATAATTCCCGCATAGCAGATGTAAAAGAGGTGCTAGAGTTTTATTCTTCTGTCCTGCGTGGAGAAATAAAAGACCAGTTTGATATGGACGCAGCTCTTTCTGATAGACTTGCGGCAGGTAGGGAATTAATGAAACGATATGACAAGTCAGACGATGGAAAGAAAGACGCTCTTACGAAGTTGGACGAAGTGTTGAAAGAGATAGGCGGTGTTATCTAATGGGATATACGGTATATAAGCACACAAATAAAATAAATGGAAAGGTATATATCGGTATTACATCCAGAAAACCCGAGGATAGATGGGAGAATGGGAATGGGTATTATGGACAACCGTTCTATAATGCTATATCAAAATATGGGTGGAATAATTTCATTCATGAAATTCTGTTTGAAAAATTAACCGAAGAAGAAGCAAAGGAAAAAGAAATTGAACTTATAGAATTATATAATTCTTCAAATTCAAAGTATGGATACAATGCTTCAAAAGGCGGCGAAAGCGCAAATGGAATGAAACATTCAAAAGAAACCAAACAAAGAATAAGCGCTTCCCTTAAAGGGCGTGAATCTCCTGCAAAAGGTAAACACTGGAACGAAGAAAGCAGAATGAAAATTTCAGGAGAAAATTCATCTTGGTTTGGCAGGAAACATTCAGAAGAAACTAAAGAAAAAATGCGTGAATCATACCGTTATCGAATTACTGATGAATCAAGAAAGAAAATGAGCAAAAACAGGAGAGGAAAACTTTCTGGAAAGGATAATCCTCATGCTAAATGTGTTATTTGCATAAATACCGGAAAAGTATATGACACAATAAAAAGTGCCGCAGAGGATACTGGGGCTAATCAATTTAAAATAAGTGATGTTTGCCGAGGTGCAAGAAAACATACTTCTGGGTTGAGGTTTAAATATGCCGATTAGCAAAATGCAAAGAGAATACCTTGACAATGCAAACAGAAGATGGTGCTTTAAGACTGGAGCGACCCGAAGCGGGAAAACATATATTGATACATTGTGTGTTATTCCTAAACGTATACGTGCAAGAATCGGAAATCCTGGACTTGCTGTAATACTTGGGGTGACAAAATCCACCATAGAGCGTAATATCTTAGAGCCTATGCGGAATATCTGGGGTACCGATCTTGTCGGAGAGATAAACAGTCAGAATATCTGTTATCTTTTCGGGGAACGCGTTTATTGTCTGGGCGCGGAGAAAGTCAGTCAGGTATCAAAACTCCGGGGAAGCTCTATCAAATACGTTTACGGAGACGAGGTTGCAGACTGGAACGAAGAAGTTTTTGAAATGCTTAAATCCCGTCTGGACAAGCCGTATAGTTGCTTTGATGGGGCGCTGAACCCACAAGGCCCTAACCACTGGCTGAAAGAGTTTTTGGATAGTGATTTTGACATCTACTGTCAGAAGTACACGATATTTGATAACCCGTTTTTGGATAAGAAATTTGTCGAAAACCTCTGTAAAGAGTATGAGGGGTCTGTATATTATAAACGGTACATTCTGGGCGAATGGGCGCTTGCAGAGGGGCTTGTATATCCGATGTTCAGTCGGGAAAAGAATGTTGTCGGCGGAGAGGTAGAATACAAGCGAGGACATCAATACTATGTGTCTATTGACTACGGTACAGTCAACCCGTTTGCAGTCGGCATATTCGATTTTGACGGTAGGAGCAGCACAATGATTAAAGAACTGCACTATTCCGGCAGAGATAGGGACAGGCTGGATAATGAGGGATATTACAGCAAGTTGGAAACGCTTATAGGCGATTTGCCGATAGAATATATTGTTGTTGACCCTTCTGCCGCTGGATTTATTGAGACTATAAAGAAATACGGTAAATATATCGTAAAGGGCGCAAACAACGACGTACTGAACGGCATACAGGAAGTAACAAAGTATCTGAATTATGGCTTGCTAAAAATTCATGAAAGCTGCACGGAAACGCTGAAAGAGTTCCAGCAATATGCATGGGACGACAAGAAACCGAATGAGGACGCTGTGATTAAAGAAAACGATCATCATTGTGACCTTATACGGTACTACATATATACGGTGGCAAGGCAGTTGAATAGGTGGATTGTATAGGAGACAAGTTATGTATATGGCATTAACCGAAGAACAAGCGAGAGGAATCAGAAAACTCGGAATTACAGTAATTGAATGGAAAAGGTGCATAAAGAAAAGTGTGAATGTGTTTACATACATCATGAACAAAGTCGTAGAAAAAGCAACACAAGCGTGGAACGCGATTAAAAACGCTATTGAAGAATTAACAGATGGATTATCTCTTGCTGTCGAAGAAATAAAAGAACGTTTTCAAGTTCCGGTGTCCCGGCGGTATAAGTTTGTAAAAATTCTTGGTGCAATGGGATATGACAAACAGCGTGTATGGGCGCTGACAAGGCATACATGGCTTGCAAGAAGTAATTGTTAAGGAGTGAAGAAAGTGGGGCTGATAACATGGATAAAGGCGGTGTGGAATAAGTTGTTCAGGAAAGAGATAGAAGAACGGTTTCAGGCAGATATACAGCTTTCGTCTGTTATGGAATCGGCGATAAACAAATACTACAATATTACAGCCGGAAAGCCGCCTTGGCTAGACCCGGACGATGACATTGAGAGCATTAACTTTGCCGGATACATTAACGACGTGACAGCCGGACTTGTGACGCTTGATCTTGGTATTGATATTTCAGGCGGCGAGCGCGCGGAGTATTTGCAAAAGCAGGCTGACTATGTACTGGCGGTTATTACAGACAAGGTTTCAGAGGCTCTCGGGAATTGCGGTATTATGTTCAAACCGAACGGAAATAACGTAGATTACATAGAGCCGGGAAACTTTGCACCAACAGAGACGGACAGCAACGGCAATATTCTTGGGTGTGTGTTCCAGAGCCAGATAGACCGGGGAGACTGGTGTTATACTCGGCTAGAGTGGCACAGATTTGAAAGTGCTGCACTGGAGGACGGAACAGAGGGAAAAGTATACCGTATTACAAATTATGCATACAAGGCAAGGGCCGGCAGAATGGCAACAAATCAGTTGAGCATAGGAAACCCGTGCGAACTGAAGGAAGTAAGAGAGTGGGCAAACATTGAGCCGGATATATCCTTACTGAATGTGGAAATGCCGTTATTTGCATACTTTAAAAATCCCGCGCCGAATCGCATTGATCGGACAAGCCCTTTAGGTGTTCCAGTGTGGCATAATGCGCTGAAAGAGTTAAAAGACCTTGACATAGCGTGGAGCCGGAAGTCTGGCGAGGTTGAGGACAGTAAGCACATGACCTTTGTCGCGCAGGCGGCTATCCAATACGCAGATCAGCATGATGTTAAACTGCCGAGGTTTCTTCGGGGCTTGGAAATGGGGGTGGATGCAGATAGTACGGTACATGAGCATGTGTCTACTCTGCTCACAGATCAGCGTATCAAGGATATAAATTCTATCCTAGCTATGATTTCCACAAAATGTGGCTTCTCGCAGGGAATGTTCGTACTGGACGAAAAAACAGGCATGATGACTGCGACACAGGTAGAGGCGGACGATCAGGAGACAATCCGAACGATCAAAAATATCCGTGACGTTTTGCAGGACACAATCACGCAACTGCTATATGGTTGCAATGTTATGGCGGACTTGTACAGCGACACGCCGCCGGAACTATGGGAAACGCTCAAAGAGGGTATGTCTTTCAGTTTTGGAGATATTACATACAACTATCAGGAGGATATGGCAAACTGGTGGAAATATAGGATTCAAGGCGATGTGCCGCCGTGGATGTATTATGTCAAATTTGAAAAAATGAGCGAGGAAGAAGCAAAGAAAATGGTTGAAGAAGCGCAGCCGAAAGAGGACACGCTTTTCAATAAATTTCAAGAGGAATAAAGGAGAATGATTATGAAGAATAAAGAGTATTGGATTAACTGGGTAAAGGCAGCAGGAATAAGAGCTGTTAAGACAGTGGCGCAGTCGGCTATTGCAGCTATTGGCGCGTCTGCTATGATTTCAGAAGTTGATTGGGTAATGGTAGCGTCTACCGCTGTACTGGCAGGCGTGGTATCAATTCTGACAAGCATTGCAGGACTGCCGGAAGTAAGCATACCGAAAATTGAAACGGAGGAATAGGGTGTTAACACCAGAATACCTATACCGCATAACAGAAAATGCAGAGGATATTGCTTCTCAGCTCCATAAAAACATCATAGACAAGATTATAGCCCGTATGATGGCGAGAATCGGACGGGGCGAGGAATATCTTCTGACCGCAACGGACAAGTGGCAAATTGAAGTATTGCAAGAGGCTGGCTATCTTCTGGAAGATATACAAAAAGAGCTTTCCGACAAGACCAAGAAACAGGTGCAGGAAATTAAAGAAGCTATGGAAGAAGCAGGAGTAACAGCCTTGCAGTGGGACGATAAAATCTATCAGGCCGCTGGACTGTCTCCCGTTCCTCTCCTGCAATCTCCGGCACTTATGCGTATCATGCAGCGGAATTATGAAGCTACCGCGGGGGAATGGCGTAACTTCACTAAGACTACCGCAAACGAGGCTCAGAGGCTTTTTATCAATCAGATGGACAGCGCTTATAATATGGTTGTTTCTGGGGCTGTATCGTACACAGAAGCTGTCAGAGACGTTATAAACGATGTGTCGGAAGTAGGAATGAAAGTTAGTTATCCATCCGGGTATAAGCTGTCTATTGAATCCGCAACAATGATGATCGTTCGGACTGGTATATCTCAGGCGGCGGCAGAAGTATCATTGGAACGTATGAAAGAAATGGACTGGGATATTATCCTTGTTTCCTCTCATCTGGGCGCTCGTGTCGGAGACGGAGGGCAAAATCCAGGAAACCATAGCTGGTGGCAAGGGAAATTTTACAGCCGAAGCGGAAAAGATGAGCGTTTTCCTCCATTTTCGGAAACAGGATACGGAACCATTACAGGATTGTGTGGCGTGAATTGTAGACATTCTTTTGGGGCGGGCGACGGAGAAAATAACCCATTTGAGCAATACGACACAAAGGAAAATCAAAAAGTCTATGAGAAACAACAGAGGCAGCGGACACTTGAGCGTCGTGTACGCGATACCAAGCGGAAAATCCAGAATATGCAAACAGCGATTGATAATTGCAAAGACGAAAAGCTGAAATTTGAGTTACAGCAGGATTTTGACAGAAAGTCATATCTGCTGAAAAAGCAGAACGCCGTGTATAAGAAATATTGTGAGGACAACAACCTAAAGCCATATGCGGAAAGATTGAAAATAGCGAAATGGGATAGGGAACAGGCTATGAAAGTGGCAGGAGCTGCAAGGAGGTATGAAAATGCGAAAAAATGATGTTATTGAAATTGCTGAAATAGCAATAGTGGCATTAGCGTGTCCATTTGCTTTATTTGTGCCGCCATTTAACAATCTCACTAAAAAGGACAAGAACAATGAACAGATGGAAACCATACAACCCTAACCCGCGTGCGTCCAATGTCGGAGATTGTACCGTCCGAGCAATCAGCAAAGCCTTAAATCAGGACTGGGAAACCACCTATGCCGGATTGTCTTTCATGGGATTCTCTTTGTCTGATATGCCATCTGCAAATCATGTGTGGGGCGCTTACCTGCGGCGGAACGGTTTTGCGCGGCACATCGTAGACGACCACGGACAGGATATATACACCGTCCGGGATTTCTGCGAGGATAACCCGAAAGGAACGTACATACTGGCGATTGACGGGCATGTAGTGTGCGTACAGGACGGATATTACTATGACACATGGGATTCAGGCGGCGAAATACCTATTTATTATTGGGAGTGATAAATATGGAAAGGTGCAGAACATGTAAACATTTTTCGGCTCTTATTGTGGTGCCGTCGGGAATTGGAGATTGCTTGTATTGCCAGAAAAATCATTGTATATATTGTAATCATTACGGAAGATATTGCAGAGATTACGAACAAGGGGAAAATGATGGGGGCAAATTGGCAGATGATTATGACGATGAAGATGAAGAAGCGGAGGGCTAACGCATGGACGTAATGGACACTATACAGACAATACTTGCAATCTGCGGCGGTATCTCTGTTGTCGGCGGTGCAGCTGCAATAATTAAAAAATGGATTGCCCCTGCAGTGAAATTGAATGATCGGGTAAAGGTATTAGAAGAACACGACAAGAATGACTTTCAGGCGATAAACGATATAAAAGAGCGTGATGGTCTTATTATGGAAGCACTTATTAATATGCTAAATAGCCAAATTTCTGGGAATAACATAGACCAGTTAAAAAAAACGAGGGACAAGCTTATCTCTTATCTATCTCAGCAACAGTAAGGAGAATGCTTTTGAAAGTGTATGATTTTACGGTGCCGGAGCTAAATTACTTCCGAGCGTATTGCAATTTCACATCTGATGAACGTACACTTTTTGAGTATCGTGCCAGAAATATTCCGCTTGAACAGTGTGCGGAGCTGATGAATGTAAGCGTATCGACCATTAAGCGGTTGAGCAGGAAAGTGAATAATAAGATTATAAGGGTGTGCTGATATGGAATATATTACGACATCAGAAATATCGAAAGAAACGGGAGTAAATTACAAGACTTGCTTTAAAGTATTAGATGCGTTGGCAAGAAAGAAATATTTGAAAATAAGATATATTTCTATATGCCCTAAATGCCATACTATTTACAAAGAATATGAAAGCCTTAATGATATTCCTAATAACTTTTCATGTGAGAAATGTAAGGAAAACATAATGGATATTTTTAGTAATACCTATATCACGTTTTCAAAGTGGTAATACTTTTATGATACTTTTCAAGGACTTTGACGAACTGTCAGAGTTCTTTTTTTATGCGTAAAATTAAGTCAAGAAAAGACAAGGTTTAGTCAAGAAATTAGTCAAGACCGGAGGGATAACATGGCATTACCGCTTTATGGATATAACCCGTATCAGTTCGGGCAGGTGAATCCGTTGCAGCCGCAAATGGACAGGTTAGCACAAATGCAGGCACAGTATCAGCAGCCGCCACAACAGCAACAGAATGTAAATCAGGGAATCCTTTGGGTACAGGGAGAAGCCGGAGCGAAGTCCTATCTTGTGGCTCCTAACACAAGTGTGCTTCTGATGGACAGCGAAAATTCACAATTTTACATCAAGACAACAGACCAGGCGGGTATGCCTACTCTCCGTACTTTTGTATATCAGGAAGTAACCGGAACGCCGCAGAATGCCCAGAAACAGACGGAAACAAACCTAGACGATAAATATGTCACTCGGCAAGAATACAACGATTTACGGGGAAAATACGAGGAACTATACGGACTTTTGGAAACGGCCACAAATCCGGAAAGGAAAGGTGATTGATATGCCTAACCCATTATTCAATGCGCTTGTTGGTGGGAGAATGTCGGGGAATGGCCCCCTGAATATGCTTCAGCAGTTTCAAAAATTTAAACAGGATATGCAGGGGAAAAACCCGAAGGAAGAAGTCAGCCGTCTTTTACAGTCTGGAAAAATCAATCAGCAGCAGCTCAACCAGATTCAGCAGATGGCTCGGCAGCTTCAAGGGATTTTGAAATAGTACATAAATCAATGGCCATGATTTTGTAAATACATTGTAAAGGAGAAACATTATGACAGACGGATTAACTGCTTCTGATGTTGCTGTATTAACTGGCAACAATGGAAGAAATAATGACGGCTGGGGTGGAGATGGCTGTTGGTGGATCATTCTCTTCCTCATTTTCGGAATGTTTGGCTGGGGCGGTTACGGCAACGGCTGGGGCGGAAATGGTGGAGCAAATTCTCCAGCGTTCCAAGGCTATGCGACACGTGCTGATCTCGATGCAGCGCTGTCCACACAAGGAATCGAAAGCGGAATCCAGAATATTTCTACACAGCTTTGTAATGGATTCGCTGGTATAAATTCCAATATCTCTAATCTGGGGTATCAGCTTCAGCAGTGCTTAAATAGGTTCAAAAAAGCCATAATGAATCTGTTTACGAAAAAAGTAAACGCAGTAGGCACTTACGCATAGTAATATGCGTTGGCAATCGGGAGAATTGCTGGAAAGTCTAAGTACACATATTTACTTTCGCATTATTTTAATGTATAATTAAAATATAAATTGCGGAGGTAAACTATAATATGTATTATGTATATGAATGGTTTATAAAAGAAACTGGGGAAGTTATATATGTTGGCAAAGGAACACATAATCGGTATAAAGTAAGAAAGCATAATAGATTCTTTAATGACATGATAAAGCGATTTGATTGCGATAGTCGCATAATCAAAGAGTTTGAAGATGAAAAAGCTGCTTTTGAGTATGAATATGACAGAATAAATGAATTACGTCTAACTGGACAGTGTGTATGCAATATATATAATGGTGGAACCGGAGGTACAACTTCTTGGTGGGATGATAATAGGCGAAAATGGTATTCGGAACATAATACCATGAAATCGGAAAGACAGAGAAAAAGAATGTCTGAGAAAAATCCCATGAAAGACAAAAAAGTAAGCAACCATGTAAATTCAAAAAAACGCAGATTGGTGATTATTAATGAAAAAGAATATGAATCGGTCAAAGCGGCAATGAAAGAATATGGCGTAGCTTACGGAACTATAAAAAAATGGTGCGAAAAAGGAATAAATCCAAGTGGAGAAAAATGTAGATATAAGGACTCTACACAAGCTGTGTTTGACGGAAAAAGATATAATAAAGGCGGATGTAGACCGTTGCTATATAGAGGAGAAACATTTGAGAGTCCGATAGATTTAGCAAAAATTTTAGGAATACATCATTCTACGATTTGCAAATGGGCTAAACGAGGATTTGACCCAGACGGAAACGAATGTAGGTATCTTGATGACACACAAAAGCACATTTTTAAAAGATGGGTCAACGGAGAAACAATAAAGAAACCTATTTGGGTAAATGGAGTTTGGTATCCATCAAAGGCAGAAGCCGAGAAACAGCTTGGATTGTCAAAAGGATATTTAGCACCATATATAGCAGGAACCAGGAAAAACAAAAAATACATTTGTGTATATGATAATCAGCAGCCGAGCCAGACGAAATCCGATAATAGTAGTCTGGAAGGTTCAACGACTAACGAGTGAGGACGGAAACCAATAATCTCGACACGAGTACCCGACTCCTATTTTATAGGATGAAGATATAGTCTGAACTGCCGAGGAAACCGGCAGAAGTATAGGATAAAGAGCCTATACGTTAACATGATGGCTGTGATACACAACGCGCTGTTGACGGCGTAAATTACAACATGGCTATGCAGACCAATACGATTCAGCAGGCTCTTTGTAGTGGATTCCGCGATGTAATTGACAGTCAGAATGCAGGAACACAGCGTATTATTGACACGATCACTCAGGATAAGATTCAGTCCTTGCAGACTGAGCTTCAATCCGCACAACTTCAGCTTGCGAATGTAAGTCAAACGAACAATATCATCAACACATTACGTCCGACTCCGGTTCCGGCTTATATTACTTGCAGTCCTTATCAGGCGGCTTATGGATATGGCAATGGGTGCGGAAACTGTGCTTGCTAAAAACTTCATATTGAGGTTTCTTCCCGGTACGTCCGGGTTGTTCGGCAAAAGCCGTTATTACTAATGTGAGAGGGTGGGCTGATAGTCTACCCTTTTGCAATATTATGAAGGGAGAATGAAATTATGGCAGATATGGTAAGCTTAGGAACACAGACAGTAAATGTCGGAGACAATGTTGCCTTTACTACAAATAGGATCGGTGGAAATTGTCAGAATATACGTCATGAGCCGGGGAGCGGTAGAGTGACATTGCTGCCGGGTCTTTATAGGGTTGGCTTTAATGGAAACTTTTCAGCAGTGGCAGCCGGAACGTTAGCCTTTGAAATCAGGCAGGACGGAGATAGTATTCCTGGAAGTAAAATCATTACGACAGTTACGGCAGCAGGGTATGGAAACGGTTCTTCTACTGTGGAAGTCCGAGTAAATCGCCCATGTTGTTCTACCTTGAGCGTAAGAAACATTGGAACTGTGGCAGCTATCGTAAGTGACGCAAATCTCGTTGTGAGCAGAATAGGTTAAGGAGGACAGGCTATGAGTTATAAATTAATGCAGAATATCAAAGAAGAGCTTGATAGAATCGCAGAAAAAGGTCTGAATACCTCAAACCTTGAAACTGCTTACAAGCTGATCGACATGTTAAAAGACATGGAAAATGTTGAATATTGGAAGTGTAAAGAGGAATATTATGACGCTGTTTTGGCAGAAATGGAAGGCGGCTATTCCGAAGCTAGAAAGCGTGACAGCATGGAGAGATATTCCCGTGATGGAATGATGCCAAATTATGACAATGACAATTCCTATCGTGGTACACGTGGAAAGCATTACGTCAGAGGCCACTACAGTCGCGGTAGAGACATGGACACATATAATCAGTACATGGATAAAAAGAACTCTTACAGAGCCGGAAAAGACATGGATTGTAAACAGAAAATGCTTGCAGCATTAGAGGAGCATATGGACGCTCTGACGGAAGAACTGGAAGGCATGAGCCGCGACGCTGACTGTCGTGAAGAAAGAGACACCATGAAGCGGTATATCGACAAATTAAGAGACATGATGTAAGCATGAGGGCGGTATCTTATGTTACCGCCTTTTAATATGGGTAAATATGGGTACAACATAATAAAAAAAATATGGTAAAATTTAAATACAATATCGAAAGAGAGGCGGAACATGGTAAAGGAAAAATGGATTTATTGCCCTGTATGCAATAATAAAACACGTATAAAAATACGCAAAGAAACTGTGGCAGAAAACCTACCAGTGTTTTGCCCTAAGTGTAAAATACAATCTATCATTGATATAAAGCCAGACTTTGAAATAGAAGTAAAAACTGATATTGTATAGAGCCAGTTGCCAGACACAGAGCCAATGAACTTATCGGAAATTCCGACAGGTTTGTTGGCTCTTTTCTTATTTTTGACACCTCCTTTCTTAGCACACGTCCTTAATAGAAACGGCTTTATGCCGGAGGTTGAAAAGCGGGTGCAATTTCCGGCGTGTGCATTAGGCTTATCGCATTGAGCCTGATAATCAATGTACGGGTCTACCGGTCAAATAGCACCTTTGAACGGGTTATAAATGTTCTGCCGCTGTTTGGCGGCATTTTGGGACATAGCGCAGTTGGTAGAGCACCTGTCTTATACACAGCAAGTCCCCGGTTCGATTCCGGGTGTCCCGATTACCCCGACAGAGGTTTATCTGTCTGAATCCATTACCGCTGACGGGCGGTTAATAAGTAGACGTTTAGGAGGATTATTATGCAGAACATTGAAGCAATCTTGAAACAATTTAACATCGAAGTTCCAAAAGAACAGTCCGAGGAATTTAGGAAAGTATTCCATGAAAATTACAAGACTGTAAAGGACTATGAAAAGGTGGAATCTGACCGCGACAAGTGGAAAGGGCAGGCAGAGACAGCCGAGGAAACGCTGAAAAAGTTTGACGGCGTGGACTTGGAAACCATGAAGACAGAACTTGACACATGGAAACAGAAAGCGGAAACAGCCGAAAACGACTATAAACAGAAGATTTATGACAGAGATTTTTCTGACGCATTGAAAACTGAAATGGAATCCATTAAGTTTTCTAGCGAAGCGGCGAAGAAAGCTGTCATGGCAGAGATTAAGGAATCCGGCTTAAAGCTGAAAGACGGTAAGATTTTAGGCTTGTCTGATCTGATCGGGCAGATTAAAGAAAGAGATGCTTCGGCGTTCGTTGATGAGCAGCAGCAGAAAGCGCAGCAGCAGGCGGCGCGATTTACAACCCCAGGAACAGGAAAAACACCGGGCGGACATGGAACTATGACAAAGAAAGATATTTATGCAATCAAAGACCCGTCAGAGAGGCAGGCGGCGATTGCTGAAAATCTTGGATTATTTGGACAAGGAGAAGAATAATGGCAGCAAAAAATAATCTTATCAAAACCGCTGACATTCAGGTAACGGCAAGGGAAATTGATTTTGTTACTAGATTTGAGCGGAACTGGGAGCATTTAAGAGAGATTCTCGGTATTATGCGCCCGATTAAGAAACAGCCGGGAGCAATCCTGAAAAGTAAATATGCAGAGGGAAGTCTTGCAGATGGAAACGTAGGCGAGGGCGAGGAAATCCCATACAGCAAATTTACTGTAAAAGAAAAAGAATATGCGGAAATGACCATTGAGAAGTATGCAAAGGCTGTTTCCATTGAAAGCATTAAAG